TAATATGTCATTGGCTTCTTTTACCAATATATCATACTTTTCCTTTGTACTTATATTACTACCTGTTTCAGCAATTAATATGCTTTGGTCGTCATGGCGTATTATTTCAGCCGCTACTAACATAGTAGTTGCTTTATGAATAGCAGAAGGTACTCTTCCACTACCTGCAATATAAGTTACAATGATTGAGTTTTGTGTATGATAAGGATAATCTCTAAGGAAGAAGATTCTACCTTCATCACCAATAGACCAAAATGAACCAAGACGCTTCATATCTTGCATATCTGTAAATGCTGATATTGTAGTGCTTGAATCTTGTCCGGCTTTATCTGCTATTGTAAGAGTACAAGCGGAACCATCTTCACCTGCTAAAAGACTTGAAATATTTATCTTATTACTATCATCGGGGTCTGTGCTTGCATAAAAGAAGTCACTGATGTTTAATCCATTAGGTGAAGAAGTCAATACTTTATCTCTTGTAGCCCCTGTAAATTGTGCCGTTCTCGCAGGGTATTCTTCATTGATTAAATGACATATTTCCTGTGCAGTTGTCTTAGAACCGAAGCCGTTGTGGAATGTGTTATGTGCGGCTAAAGAGCCTTCTGCGTGATGATATAAAACCCAAGAATCTCCGCTATTTGGTAATTGCAAAGTAATACTTCTTAGGTTGTTATATCCTGTTGAATCTAATGAAATGCTTGCTTGTGCTGATGCTAATTCTTCATATTGATTACCTTGCCAAACTTGTAGCGAAATAACCTTTCTCAGTTTAAGTACATCTAATTGAATAAAACCGACATAGCCACCGTAATAGGATTGCATAGGATGACGAATAAACTCAAAGTTATGATATTCATTCTTGTATATGATTGGCCTATGAGAACGCTTTACTTTATCATCAACAATACCTTCTATGTTTTTGATGATTGCACCGACTTGTGCTTGAGTTGGATAAGTAGAAGAAGAGAATGCTGGTATCTGTAACATATCTGAAACTGCATTCTTGTCTGTATAGAAACCTTGACCTGTTGAATAGTCAACATTAATTGCAGTGTAATCACTTGGGGAGGATGCTACCGGCATTTCAAATCACACTCTTTATTTCATTTAATCTTCTAAGAATAGTTTTAGCAAATACAGAAACTTTCTTTTGAGTTTTATAATCTACTTCCTCGCCTCTAATATACTTTCTTTGTTTTGGTTTTGCACCCATTTGTTCATCAGAAACAAAAGAACCGCCACCTAATTTTTGCGCTGGCATAGAAGTATATCTTTGAATAGCGGGAGGAAGTAAATCATATCTTGGCTTTACATTCCATTTATCAACTCTATATGAAACATTTTCGCTACCTGCAATTTTTTTTGTGGTTTTCGATACAACTAATGTGACTACATACAAATGTTGCATGTCATTCAATACACCCGTCAATTGGGTTTTTAACCATTTTTCGGGTTCATTCCATGCTTCTTTTGCCTTTAGGTCTTGTTTATATCTAATACCTGCGGCCTCTTCTAATGCCGCAAGAACCTGTCTACCATATTCTTGTATTGCTTCAATATATGTCAATACAAGTGCGTCTAATCCCTTTGTCGCCCATGCCAAAAAGTGATTAACACTACCGTTGTATAATTCAAATTGCCGTTCTTTGAAGGCTTTTATTGTTTTATTTTCTCCTTTTTCTTCAAGCCCAACAATTATTTTATGATATTTACTACCATACTCTTGTGCTAATTTTTTTGAAGCCGCATTAAAAATATAAATATATCCATTGAAACCATATCTTGCTCTTTTATCTCCATCTTCTTTAGGTTGTGCATATGCCGGATAATTGAAATCTTCGGGATAAAGTTTTTCCATATCTTCTTGCACTTTAGCAATGTCTTTATGGATTTTTTCTAAATTAGTTTTAGTTAATTTTTTACCCTTTTGACCCAATTCGACTATTTTTTCTATATCGTCAAATATGTTTTGTACTGCTTTTATATTCCTTTTTTTGGATATTACGGAAGCAATCATAGAAGGGTCTACATCTACCTTAAACTTATCATCTAACGGCTCTACCTTTTCACCCTTTCTTCTTCTTTTTGACCTTTCAGCACCTTCTCTCTGTGCTTCGGCATCTAATCTTGGTAGTTTTAATCCTTTTACTCTTGCTTTACCTTTAGCATCCTTAAACTCCCCTGCATAATAAAGAAGTCTTTGAATAACATATTGCAAATCAGCAGTTTCATATTTCCATTTTAATCCTTTGTCACCTGTTCCTTCGACTACTCTTTTTGTAGGCACGACTTTATCCTCATAAAAAGACGCTAATTCATCCATATCAAGAATACCTTGTTGAACAGTGCCAAAGTTTCTTGCAACTGCTCTTGTTCTTGAATACTTCATATCACCCATTCCGGTTCCACCTGTGGTTTCACCGGTTTCTTTTTTAGTACCGACAGTTTCTTTTGTAATAAATTGAAAACCTGCTTCTTTTAACTTCTTAACTTTAGTTAAGTTACCTTCTACTTTATCTTCATTAAGAGTAAATGTTTTAGTTTCTACCTTTCTATCACGATTCTCTTTAGTCTTTTCATCCTTTTTCATAGTATCAAAGACTTTAGAAAAATAAGACCCGTATTCATTTGTCCATCCCTTTTTAGCATATACTTCTTTATCAAAATCAGAAGTGATTTTTAATTTGCTTTGTAGATTGAGTT